ATTAATGTTAATTTATAATTATGGCAAATATATTTCGTAAAAAAGATACTTATATCGATCGTGTCAATCGTTCTACTTTCGATCTTTCGTTTGTGAACAATTTGACGATGAAATTTGGAGCAATTACTCCTGTGTGTTTGCTTCCTGTCTCGTTTGGTGATTCGTTTCAGATAAACGCCCGTTTCAATTTGCAGTTGCTTCCGACTGTATTCCCTATACAGACTCAACTTTATGTGCGTTTACATTTTGTTTATGTTCGTACTCGTACTCTTTGGGAGGACTGGATGTCTTTCTTTGGTGGTGACGAAACCGTTACTCCTCCTTGGATGGATGTTCTCGCCGATGGTAGTACTTCTGAACGTAAGTCTCAATTCAATATACCTGATGATTTGCAAACAGGTTCTCTTGCTGATTATCTTGGTGTGCCTACGACTTTAGTTGGTAATTATGGCGCTGAAAAAAGCGTTTCTGTTGATTATGGTGTAGAACATTCTGGTGCTTGGGGCGGTTCTTTTTTATTTGATAATATAGACGGTCTTTCTCGTGATGCCGCTGTTTCTGCTTTGACTTCCCTTAAAGGTGAGTCTATTTCAAATCTTGGTGAGTCTCGACCTACCTCTTCTTCTGCTGAGAATGCATATTTAGCCATATCTTATAAGTTACCTCTTTTAGATTCTGGCGTTGATAATCCTGAAACGGCATTTTTAACTTTGCGTTTTCTTGATGTTTATCATGCAAAAGACTTTTGGCGTTATGGTTTTTTTGTTGTTACTTCTTCTACGACTAATAAGATTTTAGATGTACTCACTCTTGATGTTCTTCCGAAAAGTGAAGAGGTTTCTTATTCTTTGGATTTGCGCTCTTATACTACTGATGTGACAATTTATGTTGTGACTCCTCCTCGGAATGCTTCTGATGTTTTTTGGCAAGGTGAATATTTAATTCAATATTTGGGTAATCCTACTTACTACAAGCTATTGTCTTCTGGCCAACAAGTTACTATTACTTCAGATAATTGTCCTTTCTATGCTTCTACTGGCATGCCTACTATCCCCTTGTCTGCTCTTCCTTTTCGTACGTATGAAGCTTATTATAATGCATTTGGTCGTGACATTCGTAATAATCCGTTCATTGTTGATGGTAAACCCGAATATAATAGATATGTACCATCTGTAAAAGGCGGTCCTGATAGTTATAAATATCAGTTGCATTATGCTAATTGGGAACCTGACGCTTATACTACGGCCTTGCAATCCCCTCAAGCTGGCATTGCGCCCCTTGTAGGTATTACCTCTCTTGGTGAAGCTACATTCCGTGATGCTGCTGGAACTGAATATCATGCACAACTTGAAACTGCTGATGATGGAGATACTGTTACAGGTTTTCAAGTTAAGAGCTCTAATGCTCCTGCTGATGTCGTTCGGAATCTTATAGGTATGGCTACTTCTGGTATATCTATTTCAGATTTCCGTAATGTTAATTCACTTCAGCGTTTCCTTGAAATTCGTATTCGTCAATCTCCGCGTTATAAGAATCTTGTAAAGGGTCTTTTTGATGTTAATTTGGATTATGACGAGCTCATGATGCCCGAATTCCTTGGCGGCATTTCTGATACTATACCTGTATATAAGGTAACTCAAACTACACCTACCGAAGGTAACCCTCTTGGTAGTTTTGCTGGTCAAGGTTCCTTGCAATCTGGTATGCGTCATGTTATTCGTAAATATTGTCCGGAAGATGGTTATATCCTTGGTGTTATGTCTGTCGTACCTGCTGCTAATTATTCGCAGTTGCTAGCGCCTCATTTCACCCGTATGAATCTTTTGGATTGGCATTTTCCGCAATTCAATAACATCAGTTATCAACCTATGCTTTATAAACATTTGTGCCCGTATCAGTCTTATGCTGTGAATGCTGAAAATGTTAATAATGTATTTGGTTATCAGCGTGCATATTGGGATTTAATTTCGTCTTTTGATGAAGTTCACGGAGAATTCCGCGGTTCTATGAGAAATTTCCTTATTAATCGTGTATTTGATAAAGCCCCTGAACTTTCTAAGGATTTTTTACTCGTTAATCCTGATCATGTTAATGACGTATTTGCTATGACTGCCGAAAATGGTGATAAGATTTTGGGCAGTATTGCTTTTGATATTACTAAGAAAACTACTATTCCTCGTAACTCTATACCTCATATTGAATAATTATGAAACAAGTTGTAATTCATGCTTGGAATACCCACACATGTACATGTACTCGGAAGCCTGGAGAACTTCCTGTACGTGGTGACCTTGCCTACACTCCTGCACAAATGTATGAAGCTGCTAAAGCTGGTGTACCTATTTCTTCTCAAAATATTTCGCAGTTACCCTCTGATGACTTTATGGATGAGGAATCTTGGATTGTTCCCGTTGAATATCGTCGAGGCCAGGATATTGCTGATATTTGGAATGCTCAACGTGATGCCCGCGCTAAAATTGTAGCCGCCTACAATGAAAAGCGTAAGCAATTACAATAATGTCACCATTTTTTGCAGGTGCTGGAAGTGCGCTAATTGGTGGTGCACTTTCCGGCATCTCTAATTTATTTGGTGCTCATTCTCAAAATCAATCTGTTATGAAACAGCTCGCGGCGGCGCGAGAAGAAGCTGAGAAGACCCGTAAATGGCAGACCTCTGAGCGTGAAGCTCAAAATGATTGGAATTATAAACTTTGGCAGGCTAATAATGAGTATAATACTCCTGCTGCTGTACAGGCTCGTTTAAGAGCTGCCAATATTAATCCTGATTTATATGCTACTAATGGAGCATTACAAGGTTCATCTATTCAGGCACAAGGCGGTCATACTCCTACTGGCCCTGTTGCTGATACTTCCGCATGGAATCGTTACAGGCCTATTGGAAGCGTTGCTTCACAGGCTCTTGCGGATACTGCTTTGGCTGCTCAAGTATCTAAGACTACTGCTGAAACAGAAGGTCAAAAGCATACAAATGATATTCTTGCTTCTGATGCTTCGTTTCGTGATGCTTTTAATCAAGGACAGCTTGATACCATGGAGAGTGTTATTCTTGTTAATAGTAGTCAGATTAAGCTTAATGATGCACAGGCTTCACAGGCTCGTAGTATGGTTGAGCAAATCAATGCTTCTATTAAGAAGATATCTTCTGAAATTGACCTTTTGATTTCCCAGGCTGCTGATGTTGATGACAAAATTTGGGAACGTCATGTTCGTTTTGCTTTGGATTCATTTATTGAACATGGTAAGCTTAAGGTTATGGAAGGACAACTTGAAGTTTCTCAAGAACAGCTTAAGGCTGCTCTTCGTGAACTTGCGGTTAAACTACCTCTTATGACTTCTGAAAAGAATCGGAATGAAGCGTTGGCTTCGTTCTATCAGGATTTGGGTTTTAAAGTAAACGCGGAAGAAGCCCGTCTTCGTTTTGATTTGCTTCAGGATAAGAATTGGGATGATTTTGAGCGTGCTATGCAACAGATTCATTTAATTTTAGGTGATGTTGCGTCGTTTGTACCTTTTGCAAATCCTCGTGCAGCTAATTTTGGTAAAACAAAGACTCGTACGGAAACTCGGTCTGAGGATGGAACGCGTAAATACGTTGAATATGAATATTATGATTAGTTAACACAGAACATTTGGAAAAGTTATAGAGAATGTCTATCTTTGTAGTGTTGAAAAGAAACAAAATTATTAACCTTTAAAACATTCCAATTATGGACATTCTTTTACAGTATTTAAACATTAGAAAGAATAAACAAGAGTATATTAAAGTTTTGGGTATACCTTGTAGTACTACTTATCAAGCTTTGGAGTTGGATATAGCTGATAGAGCTGTGTCTTTTGTAGATTATATGCAGCAGACATATCAATCTACATATTTGTTTGTAGGTATCATTGATGCAGAGTATTGCAATCGCACGTCTCGTGCGGTATTCTCTTATACTGACTTTTGTCAGTTAACTTGTGGACCGGGCGAGTAGCATCCGGCATCGTCTAACTTGATATATATAGCACAACTGACACATTGGTCAGCTTGTGTGAAAGCTCTGAATGTGGAGCGCCTTGCGCTCCCTCGCCCAATCAGGCTACAGCCTTACGAAATTCCCAATTTCGGTTTGCGTTCTTATCCATTCTGTCTCTTATTCTATCGCAAACATCAAAGCATATTTTTCCTTTTTTCTTTCGAGACGTGCAATAAAACAATGCGTAGGGAAAAATAGCGTTTGGCGTTCTGTAGTAAACTATGTTAAACAAAGCGTAGCGACTTTAGCATAGTTTGGTACAGGTTGATAAACGATATTTTTAACTACACTTTATCTTTGCACATCTTGAGAGATAAAAGAAAATTATGAAATCGTGAGCGCGGTAGCGCGAACACCGCTCTGTCATCTTGGATGACGCCTTCGTATATATTGCGTAGCGTAGCGAAACGCGTTAGGGATAGGAGCGAGTATTCGTGAAACGAATTTGTTTGAGCGGATAGCCCGACCCCTTTAGGGGTAACGCTCAAATTAAAATTAAAAATTAAAAACTATGACAAATATTCTTTGTGAAAAACCAAAATATATTTTAAATCCTGCTTTTAAGGATGCACTTTTACAAACTGGAAAATATGTTTATGATGGAAATGCAACTTTTGTACCGGAAATGCAACTCGCTGCATGGCGTTGGAACTTTCCGTATGCCCTGTTTTCGCCGAAAAACATTGATTTTCAAAACCTTACTTCATGGCAAGACAGTTTTTATGCCGTTGACCGCGAGGATGACGTCGTACCAATGTTCCTTGCCACTCCATGTCGTAAATGTGGTCTTTGTCGAAAGAGAAACGCCCGTGAGTGGATGTTTCGAGCTGTCGCAGAAACGCAATCTTCCCGTTCCGTCCCTTATTTTATTACCCTCACTTATAACCCCATACATCGTCCCGCGGATGGTGTAGATAAAAAACATGTACAAGATTTTCTTAAGCGTTTGCGTCAAATTCTTATTAGAGACCATAACTATGATGAGAAAATACGGTATTTTGCCGCCGCTGAGTATGGTAGCCATACGAAACTGCCTCATTATCATCTTATTTTGTGGAATATGCCTATTCATATGTCTGCTATGGATGTTTATCAGGTTGTTCATCAAGCTTGGTCTGAACGAAAACGAGTTTATAATAAACTTACTCATCGCTTTGATTGGGATTATATAGGTGAACTTGGTTTTGTCTATTGTAAACCTTGTACTCAAGGTGGTATTCAATATTGCATGAAATATATGCGTAAAGAAAGTGATGTTCCTAAAGGTTGTAAACCAACCTTTTATTTATCCTCCCGCCGTGGCGGCGGTCTTGGCTATAAGTGGTGTCTCGATCATGTTTTGTGGTTTTATCAAAACCCTGACGTTCTGACTGTTGAAATTGTTGATAAATTTACAGGTGAACGCTTTACTTCGTATGTCCCTGCATATTTTCGTCGGAAACTTTATCCTACTCCGTCTATGCTTATTCGAAAAGAAATACGTGATACTATTCAACTTGCCGATTATTTTTTGTCACTTCGCGCTTGTCTCTGGCAAATTCATCTTCGTATGCCTGATAAGGAAGTAAATGTAACTCGTAAACGTCTTCAGGAAAAGTATCCCTTTTACAATTTTGACACTTGTGTGGAACGTTTTCCTCGCTTTATTTTCGACAACGCGAAGAATTTTTACGCTATTCATCAGGAGGATAGCCTTATTGTTATGGAGCATATTCTTGAACCTCTTTTGGCTATGCTTGAAGCGTATGAATTTGATCTCGAATATTACAAAATGATGACTTCTGCTAAGCGTGAACATCATGAGTTCATGAGTGAATATATGTCAACGCAGCCTGAGATTGATATAACGTATGTTAAATATAAAACAGATAACGAGAATATTCTTGCTATTTATAAAGAAACTTTGTAACTATGCCATACATTTATGCTAAGATATATCCAAAGGTGATGTTGAATTATGAAAAGGATAAAATTTCTTATCGTACCTTTGAAACTCTTGACGAGTATATTTTATTTGTAAATTTTGAATTACCTGGACTCATGCAGGATGATTACCTGATAGTCCTATCTAATAATTTTTGTTTCACTTAAAATTTTTTACATTATGGTAAAATTAAATGTAGATTGCTGTTCAGTTACAGCGCAAGACAACGAACCTCGTGTTACTTTTACAACTCGTAAATTTCTGTCTACTCAGGAAGAAATGCCGACTGTTGTTGTAGTCCGTGAACACATTCCTCTTTCTGCTGCTATGCAGTTGATTGTTACTGACCGTCAGCTTCCTGATGGTATGTATGAACAATATTTAATTGAGCCGGAAGATGACTAAACAACAGATTTATAAAATTATAGAGCTCGCGACTACTTTTATTCTAGGAGTAGCCGCGGCTATTCTTTTGGATAGTTGCACCGCATCTATGTCCTTATTCTGGAAGAACCAGAATTCTTCTCAAGGCACGCAACAGTCTACTACTATGCGTGTAGATAGTTTAAAAACTCCTGATATTAATGTTAATTTATAATTATGGCAAATATATTTCGTAAAAAAGATACTTATATCGATCGTGTCAATCGTTCTACTTTCGATCTTTCGTTTGTGAACAATTTG